GACTTCATAACTAAACCTAACAATATTGAGTGGCCTTCATGAATGTAACCAAACAAAGATCAGCAGTAAAGGCTATTGTCTGGCGTTGCATTGGCACAGCAGATACCTTTGCTATATCTTGGTTTATAACCAAAGAACCAATTACAGCAGGAGCAATCGCAAGTTTTGAGGTAGTTACAAAAACAATTCTTTATTACTTTCATGAGCGTGGTTGGAATAAAGTTACATGGGGAAGAAAATAATGTACACAAACGAAATGCGTAGGGCTGTACACTCAATTACACCGCCTAAAGGATTTGGCGTGGAGATTCTTGACAATGAGCACTTCCTTACGGTAAAATTAGATGAATATAAACTTCTAAAAATGCTACATGATGAAAAGATAGAAGCCTTAAAATATGTTGTTCAAATAAAAAAGGCTTTAGAAATGAATGGAGCAATTGTGTTAGTTACTAGAGAGCCAATTAAATGAATAACGCCTTGTTAATATCTTTATTAACTCTATCAGTTTTTTTTGCAATGCTGTTTTTATTTATATCTTTAAAACTAAAAAAATCAAAACTGTACATGGCTAAATTGCTTTTAGAAAATTTTAAACTTAATGAATATGCTGAAAAAATACAGTCTACAAAAGAACTAGACAGTAACGATATACATAGAGAAAACTTTATAAAATTTTTATCAGATTCTCGTGAATGGGCTTTTACTTATATAGAAGATGTACAAAATGGACTAACCAAATTTGTTGAAGAAGTAGATCCAACCATTAACTATTTTGATGATTTTAGTTCTATACAGGAAGGCAATCCTTTAAATGTAGGAATGAAACAAATATCTTCTGCATATAAAGATTTAAAAAAGTTTTTACCAAGTGATCCAGAAATGAAAAATACATGAAAGAAATATTCTTTTCAACACTAACAGGTTTTGGATGCGGAATTGTGTTTGCTGCATTCAAATTGCCAGTACCAGCACCACCAATTTTTGCGGGAGTCGCAGGAATTTTTGGCATATGGATTGGCTTTACAATACTAACACAAATTATATCCTAGGAGGAATAATGGAAAAAGTACTAAACGATAAGACAAAGGCAATGCTAGCATCATATGGACGATCTGTCCTTGGTGCATTAATTGCACTTTACATGGCTGGCGTTACAGATCCAAGTGATCTATGGACTGCACTGGTTGCTGCTATAGCACCCGTTGCATTGAGAGCGTTAAATCCTAACGATCCTGCATTTGGCGTATTGCCTGGTGCTGCTGATGTTGCTAAGGCTCTTAAGTCTATAAAGGCACCAGCAAAAAAGGCTGCTAAGAAGAAGTAAATTATCTTCTATCAGATAGCCAGTCTAGGAATAGGCTGGCTTTTCTGTTTATTCATTAATAATGTTTAGCCATTTATCTTTTAATACCTCAACAGAAAAATTATTAAATCCTATTGCTGCAGCATTTTCTTTTATTTTAATTTTATCGTTGGCTATATAATCGTCAACTAACTTTGCTAATTGATCTGGGTAGGCTTCGTAAACGCTTACCATTGTTTTTGTATTAAACTTACCTATTCTTGTTGAGTCTACTAGCCACTCTTTTGGAAGTATTTCATTATTAGGTGATATGTTTGTCATAAACACTGGCATAGCGCTAACTAAGGCTTCATTCATTGGTAAACATAGCCCAGCATATCTTCTTGGCAACACCATTGCATCAAAGTTATTGTATAATTCTGATCTATTTTGCACATTTGATTTAACTATGTTTAATCGTTTATCGTTTACATTAAAGGCTAAAGGGGTTTGTGTCGTAATAACTAATTCATAATCTGCCTTAGAATGTTTAAGCATTTCAATTACAGTATCTGTTCCGTTTCTATCTTTTGCTGCTTTTTTACCAGTAACATGCAAGATACGGTTGTGTGTTTTAGATAAATTATTTTCTCTTACAGCGTTAAACAATGATGTATTTGTTGGTGGTGGAAGGTAAACCACCTTAGTTTTAGATCCAAACCTTTCCTTAACTATTTCTATGTTCCATAAACTTGGAGCAATTAATACATCTGGCAATAGCCATTCTGGATTCGACATATTTCCAAACAGTTCGTAGTTATACTGAAGTATAGTCTTAATTCCTTTTTGTTTAGCAAGATTAATAAAATCAAGATGATAAAAAGTTTCACAACTTATAACTACGTCAATGTTTTCTAAAAATGCTAATATTTCTTTTGTTACAGGCATACCCTTGATAGTTTTGGTAACATTGTATTTTTCATACCACTCTGGATGTTGTTCGTTATTATTAAAAAAGGCGGAATCAATAAGTAAAATTTTATCAGGATTAAGCATATCAACTAATTCTTTAGTCTGATTACCAAGGCCAGTGTTATCTGATCTTGCTATGATTCCTAGTCTCATTCTTTATACCCCCAAGTTTCATCATCGGAAGTATACTTTCTTCCGCCCTGACGTCCATCTAGGTGATAAGAACGTTTAATATTTCCTTCAGGGTGGTATATCCAAAGTTTGTGCATATCCCAACCTTCTTGATTAAACTCTTCATATGGGGATATATCATCTTGAATTGCTCCATGAAATGTATCTTCTATAAAAAATTTATCTTTACATCTTGGGAGTACAATATCTTTGTAATATTTTTTTCTACTTAGATGTGGTCGCTGACTCCATTGTATGGTTTTCATAAACCCATCCTCTAAACCAAACATAAGGTGTTCGTGATCTTTTGGTATAAATGCTTCAAAATGAAAACGAATAGTATTTGCTTTATTGTATTCAAACATATCTAAGCACTTATCCCAGTCTATAGGTGTGTCTGGGGTTAAAGGGGCATCTCCTTCAACATAAAGCAATAGTGGTGTTTTAATTTCATTGATTGTTTGACGCATCATGTTGGTTTGATGGCTATGCTCTTTAAATATAAAAGGTAATATGTTTTTATCTTCATGTAAACATTTCCATAAAATGCGATTTTTGTATTCATCGTAATCTTTTTTACGATCTTGTTGTTCTTGTCTAAGACCATCTATCTGCATAACAATTTCGTTGTCTGGAAAATGAACACGAATATCACTAATGGTTTGATCTATCATTTTTGTACTTGGATGATCTAAAACCACAGATGTAACCATAACAATTGTTATATCTCTTTTATGCATTTACTTGCCTCATTAACTCAATAAAAAGATCTCTTTTATATTTAATCCACCAACAAACAATCTGATGCATTTCAGATGTATAATTATTTAATAGTTCAGGTAACAAATCAACCAAATGATTCCAATTATCAACAGTTTTTACTGAATGATTATCTTCAAATACAAAATTAAAAAAATCTGTATTTTGCATTTTTGAGTCTAACTTGTCTCCTATTGGCAAGCAAAGCATTTCAATTGCTTCATAAAATCTAAATGAATCAATAACCATTGCCCCGCTAGGGCAAGGAACAACCTTTGATAAAGACATTTTGTCATAGTATTGTTTTGGGTTTAGTCCTTCTGCAAACCCCGTAGTTGGATTATAAAAAGAATTGGGTATGTTAGGCATAACAGTTGCAAGTTCTTGTCTTCTTTGATGAGTTATCTGCCCCGAAAAAAATACATCATATGATTTATCTTGATATTCTGGAAGATGTTTAGGTAAATCTCTTGGCACACCCAACGCTAATTTATTATATTGTGAATGTTTTCTGTGCGGGTATTGAATCCAAATCTCAATATTACTATGCTTTATCTTATCAACTTTAAATGTAGCACTTTCATCTCCAGTAATAAATAAAACGACTCTGCCTATCTTGTTTAACTCTTCAGATATTTGATCTTCAAAGTCTACGTTTTGTGGTCCAGGAATGACTACAAAGGCTCTATCCACACTGGGTAAAGTTGTTACCCTGTCTGGTTTAATATTGTTTTTATTAAAAAATTGTTTTAATAATCCGTAATCCCATTTATCAGCAGCACAATCTTCTTGTTTAACTGAATATAGATATGCGTTTATCAATTTAATAATCTCCAAAGTTTTTCCTCTACAATAAGTTTTTTAATGAGGTTGTTATCTATTTGAGATTTATATTTTTCAACAGCATTTATTTTATTTTTAGTAAATTTTATTGTAATTTCTTCTAACTTACCTTTTGATTTAAATTTATCTATTCTTTCTTGATATAGTTCAGGATATAAAATTCTATATGGAAGTTCAGCATATATAAAATATTTTTTGTTATATAAATCTATTATTTCAAAAAGTTTAT